TTATTGTACTTTGATTCCTAGTTCCTTCCTATAATTTATGACTAACTGTCTCCAAAAATCATAACTCCCTTTGCTATCAGCAATGTACGGCTTGTAATACTCATATGCCGTCTTTGCCCAACTTGGACACTCCATACTGGATTTCTCTTTTTCTGCCTCAATCCACTTAGCTTGAGCCTCTACTGTTGTTTTCAATTCATCCATACGTTTTTTTTCTTCCGACGTCATGGGTTCAACCCCCTTCATGATTTTCAACGCTGCTTCCAATTGTGCTTGTGTCGGTCTTTTGCCAGCGCGAAGCTGGGCTGTTGTAAGACCAAACACCATTTGAATGTGTGGCATATCTACAAAACTGCGCCAATCCCCACCCCATTCAAATCCAAGCTTCTTCGCCTCTTCCACAACTTCTGACCAATCTGGTAGAGAGTCTTTATCATCGTCGCGCAGCGTGTCCCATGACACCGATTTTCCGTCTTTTAAAAGCAATGCAAAATCCAACGCGAAGCCGAAATTGTGAATAGAGTAACCGCCCTTTACTTTCGTAACAATTGGTAGCTTTTTACCTTTCGAATCATACAAAACCGTTCGCCCCTGAGCATACAAGGCATCCTGTTCAGCATATGTCCTCAGCCCCTGAGTGATAATAATCCAGACGCCGCGATTATAACAACGCTCAATGAGTTCTTCTCCTAACTGTCGAATAACTGGGTGTACGCCAGACAATCGTGCTTGCGATTTGGCCTTTAATTGATCTATATTCAGCACTATAAAACCTCCCTTTATACAGCAGGATTCTGCGTTACGTCTTCTTCTTTTGGTGGATCAGGCAAATTCGGGTTTTCTGGTGGCTTGCTTTTGGACTCAAAAATCTTAACGGCGTTCCTTAGAATATCCGGCATGGGCACACCCATGCGCCCTACGTTTTCAATCACGGAAAGCAACTCGTTCGCCAGATAAAAGAAAATAACGGCATCCTGAATATATCCAGTGCCGCCTAACGCCGAATCTATGAAGTGGGCAATGGTCACAACTAGGAAAATTGCTACCTTACGGGCAATTCCTTCAAACCCAACTCTGCTACGTAACTCGTGTTTGATCCACGCTGCTGTCCATCCAGTCAACCAATCCACAACAACCAATAATAATAGTAAATTAATCAAGATGCTCCAACCTCCAAAGAAGTACCCGACACCCGCACCAACGGTTGCCGATACCATTTTAATTAAACTAGACATCCCCTCTTGCATAGTGATCCCCACTCTCTATTGAATAAGATGTAAATAGCCCCTGATTTCTCAGGAGCATATGGAATATAAATTAGGCAATCATTTCAATCACCACCTTTTATGCCGATTACTATAAAACTTTTTCCAGCCATTTCCGTAATATATGATATAGTCTATTAAAAAAGGAGATGTACCCCTTGAAAAGATCGTTAGTTAGAACTGTTGTTACTCTTGGAATTGGTATGATGATCGGATCAGCAACATTGGCCGCAGCCGCTCCATCTACAATCCAAGCAATGATTTCTAATTTCAAAGTGATCGTTAATAACGAACAGGCCAACTTAAAAAACGCGCCGATTGTAAGTGATGGTGTTACTTACTTGCCTGTGCGCGAAGTGGCTGGCCTGCTAGATGCAGATGTAAAGTATGATGCAAAGAATAGACAAATTAGCCTTAACTCGAAAGGTGATGATAGTGTGCAGTCAAGCGTAACTGAATGGGTTCCTGCGAAGGAAGCTGTGTCCAAATATGGCATCGGGATTACCGTCTCTGATGTAACCACGGTAGCCCTCAACAACATAGAGATTATTTTCCCGCTCTCAATGTACGATCAAAAAGAAGGTTTAAAAACAGTACAGAACGATTCAAAAACAGCTTCCTTAAAAATTGATCAGAATGAAATATATTTCGGATCAGACACTCTTAAGCTATTAGGCGTTCAATAATCCCCGCCGCCTCGGCTTTGAGCAAATATTTGTGTGAATACTGAAGCCACCACACGCCCCAGTGAATTAACTGGGGTTATTGTTATTTCATGATAATCTCCGCGATTTATCTTCCCACCGCTATCTTTTGAAAGGTACGGAATAATATCCACTTCCTCCCCAGATGTACTCATTACAGGAATCAACGTTCCATCAACTCTAATCTGTACTTCTGACGGTGTCGGCCCTTCCCATATACCAAATTCTATCTCGTGAGTGTGACCAGGAATTGTGTGGGTATGATCCATCTGGTGTGAATGTGCTGGAATAGTAACTGTGTGATTATGTGCTGGAATTGTTACTGAATGACTGTGATCAGCGGTTAAGTTGTGTGTATGACCTCCTGATTCAACAAAAGTAACTGGATTTCCATCCGCTTTCATTAATGCCGTGCCTGAAGGGATTCCATGATTATGAGCACCACCTGTATTTACCGCCTGCATAACGTCTATAGCGAATATTCTCCAATTGTCTGAGGTTGATGCAGATTCAATCGATGTTGCTTTGGTTGATGTTGTTGGCGTTATTCCCCCTCCAGCCGCTGTTGTTGTTCGGGTACTCGAACCGGAAGATACAGATGGAACTGATTCGATTGCCTTACTATATCCCCGAAACGCTTCCACTCGGAATGACAACGCCACCTTATTAACCCTTGCTGTCTCTGCTGGTAGCCAGAACCGCAATACTGCCGGGTGTGAAGGATCACAATTATCTGCGAAATCATGACTATCGTAGTTGGTAGCACCTTGCGCATATACCTCACTGATATGCATTCGGTTCCGCAGTTCCGCGATACTTCCCGCAATATCCTGTGATTTATTAGCAATCTCCAGTGTCACCGCTCCAGGTTGTCCTAGCACATCCCCCTTGGCCACTTTGACCACTCGCGCTTTAATATCGATTCCTAGCTCCTGATCCTTTACCCGAACCATTGCCCCGGATACAAATCTATCAATTGGGTCATTAGTGAGCGCGTATATCTCGGCGGCGTCCACAGTGTAATGAACGCTTGGGACTTTCAGTTCAGCAAGTAGCGCTTGGCATCGTGACAGGAGAGTTTCAGGATACTCAAAGCGCCGATCTACGAATATGGTCTGTACAATACCGTATTTCTGGATAAGTGCAGGCTCCGCGTCAATATATGGCCTTCCGCCATTCAGATCAGCGAATGTGAGCTGGTTTACACCTTCACCGTATCCAAGGCCATAAATCCGGGTAGACACCTTAGACGCGTCTACAACGCGCGCGATACCCTGCAAGTTTACCCCGTACCGAATATATAACTCTTCCTGCTCAGATGGCTTCATCAGATTGAGTTTCCACGGATAAGAGGTTGTATCGAACGTCCACATGTATTCGTCTGGGAATGGGTTCGGAACTGAGAACAGCGCACCAAGAAGATTTTCATTTTCCCAGTTATATTCGAATTGTCTATCGAACTGGACTGTCCCGAGCTGCCAGCGTTGTACCAATTGCTTAGACAAGATGTACTGAAGCACGTCTCGCGTGTACACGCCCAAATTACCAACAGTGTGATACAAGAACAATACATCATCCAGTAGCGTACCCAAAACATGCTCACACTCGTATGATATGAATGGGCCATCAGATCCACGCTTTGTTGTTGGCTTCAGGATTCGGAACAGCTCCAAACGTTCCTCACCATCGAATATCTCTACGAAATAAAGTGGTTGACACTCTGCATTCTTTTCATCGTTCGCCGGAAGCGAAAAGTTGGCAGTCCAGATAGCATTCATTGGCGCGTCATAGGACACATCAAACGCATTCTCCAGATAGGCCACCTTGCGCATTTGCAAGTCATATACAGTCACATAAGCTGGTCTTCTCATGGATACCTCCTATACGAATCTATCTTGGAAAGTAATCCGCATCAAAACACTGCGTCCCGTCTCCGGGTCAGTATAAGTAACGGTGTTGTTTCCAAGGTTTAAGTCAAAGAACTCACCCTGTATGTTGTGCAAGGCGTTTTGGCCGTTATGGGTGATTTTTAAATTCTTTGAATCTATAATAATCCGGTCGCCCGGCTCGATACGTGCCACGTAATCTATGAAATCAACACGATAGCGGCCAGCATTGGCTTTCAGCGTGCCAACTCCGTGCATAATTGCTTTCTGTAATCTTTCACGAATGAAGGAAGCCGAAAGGCCGCCTTCACCGTGCATCTTCGCCGCAAAGTTAATCTCGCGCACAAAGTCCGCATGTAACTCACCTACACCATCCATTCGGGCTGATCCCGTCATTTCTACGGAAGCTGTCGCCGTTAATCCACCTTCGCCATGCAATACCGCACGACCAAACACATAGACAGAAAACGAACGATTAAACGGCATACGGTTAAATGCTCCACGGTTGAACACGACCATTCCTCCCCACAAAAAAATAACGCACCGCATAGGTACGCTTGTTACACGATATTCCCGTTTTGATCCATATCGCCTGCGTCAAGAACTGCTGCCACCTTATCGCGGCTTCCTGGCGGCACTTGCTCCAGCTTAATCAATCCTTTGTGAATCATCATTACGTATACAACTAACATTGTCTCACCTCCCCTCATGAGTGCTACAGCCCAATGAATCAGCAACCTTGCAAGCTTAACCCTCATCTGGCGATACCACACTGAGTACAAGCATATGCAGCTCCATGAGCGCCAGTTGATTGGCGTTGCTCTCTTCCGCAAGACGCTTATTCTCAGCTTCCGATTCCGCCAGCCGATGTTTTAAAAGGTCGAGTTCGGACGGTTCCTCAGGCTGCGGCTTGGTCAGTTCGTCAATCTCTTCCTGACTCAGCCCCTCCACCCACAGGTCAGGAAAAGTTTCCTGCGGCCCCTCTTGTACTGCGTCCTGGTATGCTTCCCATGCTGCCAGATCGAAACGGGGGTGAAACAGTCCAACAGGAACCGGCACGCCGACCAGATACCCAGCAATCTCTTGTTCCTCTTCTTCCTCGTCTTCATCTGGTATTATCACCTGTTCTACCTGATCAGGTTCAAATACCACAGGCTCAGGCTCGGCATAAAAAGGGACGACACCACTAAATGCATCGTCCACTAATTCGTCCTCAAGGTAGAGTCCGTCTGTATTTACTTTAGGTACGGCTTTCATGTGATACCTCCTTTAATGTTCAGCTTGAAACGTGATCCCGTCCAAACTTATATAATTTCCAGTGTTCGTAGTAAAGACACTACCATCAGAAGTAATTCTGATTTCATAGGTTTCCCCTGCCCCTGCTACCCTAAATATAAGTTGAAATGCTGGACGGTATTTTACGGGAAGTATGAAGATACGGGAATTAACTGGAGCGGTTGCAATCAAACCTTTTAAATGCACAAAACCAAAACTATCTTTCAAATATCCAACTTTTTGATAGTCCACATATTGTGATGCCCCATTTAAAAGTGTCGGCGTAATCCATGCAGGAGAATCCTTCTCGGCCTTTTTCGATTCCAGCACAGATATCCGTGTTGTGTTGTCTTGCAACGTTTTGACAGTATCCAGAAGCAGAGCCTTTTCATTCTCGGCATATGTTCCCGTCACATCTACCGTTGGATACTTGTCCAACATCAGGTATGTGACACTATAGGATGGGATCGAGTTGAAGTTTTTAGAGTCTTTGTATAGACGCTGTGCCCCCCAACTATCAGCATTGGTAGAGATTGACCAATCATATACTTGTCGGCTATTTGCGTACACATAGAGGAATTTACTTACTTTGTACGCTAGTTTAGTCGCGGCTGCCTGACTATTAATATAATAATTGTTGTCAGGGGTGAGTAAAGCAGGTTTGACGCCTTCGCGTAATACAATCCCCGTCCCTACCTCAACCTGATTATCCCCGTCAACAAACGTCAACTGCCCCTCAGACGTGATGGGTTCGACAACTGGCGTAGCAAGCTGGTACAGAAGCTGGTACGGCGTCCAGTTTGGCGCTAGTGCAGTAGGAAGTGTGGTCGTTACACCTGAATAATCGGAGTTTAATGAACCAGATACGCCATTGTTGCGATACACCCAATACCTAGTACCAGTTCCGTTATATGTGTTGATAGCTTGCACTCCGTCACAGATTTTCCATCCCAAGAAGTATGCCTTAATCTCATCATCGCTTGGATTGTATGATGCCCCCCACCCACTATCCACGTTAGAAATAGAAATTTGAAAATTATCGAATACCCCGTTAGCGCCTGATGAGCCAATATTTAGATTATCCGGTGCGCTGTTTACGGTATTGTAATCAGTCTCTTTGATTATTTTACCTTGATATTTCGTTAGCACCCCTGAGCCGTCTACTGCTGGTGACCCCGGTAACATTGCGTTGACAACTTTAAGTCCTGTTGCTGATCCAAATGGGGCAAAAGTAATAGAGCCGTCCAGTATAACCTTGCGCCACTTGGCCAGTTTAAAATACTGGCCATCCCGCTCAAACACGCTATCCGGGTTTGCTCCAGTGTCTGGATTGGCGTGTAACTCCGTTTGGAATGCGAGCATGGAGTCTTGGCGTGGCTTAAATGGTAAAGCAGTGTTGCCGATATTGAGCATTGGATTTGAGAAGCTATACACCCCTGCGCCTTTTGATCCGTTGCCAATGACTATGCTCAGATACGCTGCATTGGCAGCAGTTTTTATGTGTAACTCTGAGGCAGCCTGATATCCAGAGTTTTGGATAATTGCGCCGCTACTGTCCATGTCTTGTAGAGCAATCATTCCATTGTGAGTTAATGAAATTGTGTAATCTGTATTGGCTACACATGGGATTTTATATGTCCAGCCTATATTATTTCCAGATGCATTAATTGTTGCACTATACGGACTAATTATTGACTGCCCATTCCCCGCCGTGACAGCTTCATAAAATGGCGGTAATAGATTCGCGCCATACCGGATCACATACGGGTTAGTCACCCCATAAATTCCTATCTGGCTTTGATAGTTAAGTACTGTCTTACCCTGCAAGCCAGTAAGCTTAAACGCCGCATCCTGTGTAGCATTGACTACATGTACTCCGGGTTGGAGTGTTATGGATGCACGTTCTGGAGTGTCCATTCTGCTTTCTAAATTCTCAATGTTACGTTTAAATGTGTCATGGTCATAAGCCGTGAAACATCTTGCGAGCTTTGTCCCGGCCAACCATGTTCTAGCCGTTCCTTCAAAACCTCTGGTCACCCCTGTAACTTGATTATTTGTTAATCCAGTATAAAGAATTGTTTCGGCCGATTCGTCTGTGCCTATTGTTAACAAATTCGGTGCTGGCGGGAGTACGGCACCATCTAACACCTCAAAACTCGTTTGTGTATCTGTAATATTTCCTGCCAGCTCAGTCTGTCTGCTGTTAACTGATGCTGGATAACTTGGTTGTAATGCCATGTGTGATCCCTCCTTAACTCATTGTTACGGCTAATGAGCCAGTTAAGAATTTAAAAACATCATTTTCGAGAATACTCCGCGGCGAGTCCAATGCTCCAAAATAAAGCAAATTCCCTCCTGTAGCAGAGTCACGCAAACCAATGTGTGAAACCGTACCCCAAGACGCTGAAGCAATAGCAAACGCAATGTCTGCTGTATTCTTAACAGTTGGCTTGCCACCTTCAACCGCTGGAGGGCCAAAGACGACTTGCAAACGTGTGTAACCCCCACCTGAAACCTCCTGCCCTGTATCTGCTGGTGTCGGATTGGTTGTGTACAACGCCACATATATACTTGTTGGCCTTGTGTATGGTGTGTTTCTCAAAACATGGTTTAGTAAAGCATTTGCAAGATAGTTTGATAGATTCATTAGATGTCACCCTTCCATTAGATATTCATTTGTGATTCTCAACCGGGTAACAGCCTGACTGCCCTGATTGGTTATGACAATTAGTGGTGCAGTACGTACATTGCCACGGCTTACAATCTGTTGCACATCAGGCGATGTCGTTATAACCTTCTCAGATATTTGCTCCAGACCATACGCAAAAGGATCATGAGCAATCAGAGATAACGAAAACATCCCCAAACCCATGATCCTTTCAGGTTCAAACGCTCCCGTCAGTTGCACAGTAAACGTCTGATTCGGCCTTTCTCGCTGTCTCAGTTCCATTCTGCGGGGTTTGCCGTAGCTGTCCACTAAATGGGCCGCCAACCCCATAACGGATTGTTGTAGGGCTACGTAGCCCCGTGTGATCATGGCACAGTCATAAACAAATGTTCTTGCCCCGATATCTGCTCCAAAATTGTACAGTCCATTGCGGCCTGGGATGTTCAGCGTCCGATCCACCGTATCCGGCAGACCTGGACGCCGGGACGTTCCACGCACCAAAAAGCCCAACTCCACATTGGACTTCCCTCCAAGCCATATCATTTCATTACTCATCGTGCACCTCCTGTTCCTCGCGTTGCCTGTTGCGTCAGAGCAAACATTTCAAGAGCCAATTCTTTCGCAAGCCCTCGGATATCTTCATCACTGCGCACGCTAAAGACAGCACCCGCAAAAAGTCCCTCCATGTTCAGACTCACAGGGCCAGAATTGCCCCGGCTGCCATAAGAAGAACCAACCGATGGTTGAACTGCCTCGGCCATCTCCCGTGCCTGTCGCTGTACATTGGACATCATGCTTGCCATCCCTTGCACAAGCCCTTGTCCGGCCATTTCCCCAATCCAAGCCATTTCACGGGACGGGGAATGAATGTCCAACGCCTTCTGCATCGTACTCCGCACAGAATCGGCAATGGCTTTAGCTTTGGCTTGAACTGCACCTTGCATGGAAGACAAGCCTTCCAGTAATCCCTGCATTGCCTGTTTCCCGATGGTCGGCAGATCGTTCTTCATTGCATTGAACTGATTGGTCGTTCCGAAACGGATCGCTTTCACCTTTGCGTCAAAATCCGCCTTTAGCGCATCGAGCTGTGCAGCAGCATTAAAGCGAAGCTGTGCTATCTGATTGTCGGTATCCTCGCGCAACCCGGTCAATTCCTGTACGGCAATCGCTCGTGACTCTGACGACTTCGTTTGCCACAGACTCGCATACTCCGCAAGCTGTTCATCCGTTAAGGTATTCAGTGCGGCCAGCTCCGGCGCAGCCTTCGGCCCCATTTGCCGCAACTCTTCCAGCAGACCCTTGTCGATTCCGCGTGCCGCCAGTGCCTCAATGTTCGATGCCCATGTTGCCAGATAATCGACTTGGCCGCGAAGATTGTCCAGCAGTTGCTGTCCTGACGTTTCCGATTTGGCAACCACCTCGTCAAAGAGTCCAGCAAAATCGTTAATCGACTTGGCCCGTTGCTCTACTGCTTGTTCATACACGCCGTTAAGTCGCAGTTCTTCCGCAGCGACATTCGCATTCACTTCTTTAGTTTTGGCGAGAAAATCATCACTGGCCTGTGTGAGCTGGTTGTATATCTCCAGTCTGACTTTCCCTGCCGCCTCATCTGCCGCTTTTGCCTCCGCTGATCCAGCCTTATACCGGGCCTGCACCCGTTCCCAAGCTTGAAGTTGTTGCGTCAGTGACATTTCATTAGCCGCTGCCGCCTTTTCAATAAAGTTCTTCGAATTCTCGAAGTTCGCTTTATTTAGCTCCTGTTTGATCTTGTAGGCTTCTTTCTCCGCCGCGATGTACTGAGCAGTTCCGGCCTTATACTTGGCCTGAAGTTTTTCCCACATGGCAAGTTCTTGTTCCAGCGAAATCTTACCCGTGGAGGCTCTAGCATCAATGTACGCCTTAGAAGCGGCAAATTGATCCTTTGCCGCCTTTTCAGCCGATTTGGTCTGTTGTTCATGCGCCTTCTTGATTTCTAGCGTGACCTTTTGAACCTGGGCCGTTGTTTTCGCGTAGGTGGATTTTACTTTTTCAAGTGCAGCTATATAGCCGGCAGTGTCCAGGTTGCCAATTTTGAAATTATATTGAGCGGTGGAAAATGCATTCTTGAACGCATTGTTCACCTTGTTCGCCATCTCCTTGGCGGCCTTTTCCGCTGTCTTCTTCTTGTTGCTGATCCCGTTTGCTAAACCTTGACCAATATTTTCGCCGTATCCCGTTGTAAGACGGGATGGAGAATGGATATCAAAGAACTTCTTGAAGAATCCGCCAATCGCTTCCGAAATCTCTTTCGCTTTCTGGACAACGACATCTTTCATATTGGCGATACCCTGAACCAGTCCTTCAATGATGTTCTTGCCGACATCCTTCATTGTCTTAAACGCTGTGCTGAATATGCCCTTTATGCCTTCCCAAACACTTTTAGCTACTTTTTTGGCTGACTCCCAAGCCCCAGACCAATCTCCCTTGAACACTTTTAAAAATGTATCAATAACCCCGGCTATGACGCTAATCGCTGTGCCTACAACAATCTTTATTGCGTTCCACGCACCAGAAAAAACGGATTTAACAACATTGAACACTGTTCGAAAAACTGTTGTGATCGTGTCTCCCCAAGTATCCCAAAAGGACTTGATGCCATTAAATACCGACTTAATCACTGTCATGATGACGTTGAAGGTGACGCTAAATATAGACTTTAGGATTTCAAAGATGCCCTTGAATGCGGCTGTAATGGTTGAACCCCATTTATCCCAAAAAGCTTTGATATCGTTAAATAGGAATTTGATCAGTTCTACAATAACCTTCATAACCGTGTTGAATACTTGATTTAAACCAGTCCATAGTGCTTTGAAAAAGGAGGTTATATCGTTACCCCAAGTTGCCCAAAAAGACTTGATCCCGCTGAAGATGGATTTGACCACTTCAGAAATGACTTTCATCACTGCGTTGAATACGGTCTTTACGCCGTTCCAGAACGTATTGAAGAGTCCCGTTATCTCTCCGCCCCATGTTGCCCAAAAAGATTTCAAAGCACCAAATATCGCAAGAGCAGCGGTTTTTATACCTTCCCATACTGCGTTTAGGCCATCCCGAACCGTCTCGTTCGTGTTGTATAGGTAAGTTAAACCCGCAACAAGTGCGGCAACAGAGGCAATGACAATAGTGACTGGGCCTGACAAGGCTGTCATTGCTGGCCCCAACATTGTTAATCCTGCTTTAAGTTCAGGTAGCAAACCAATGAAGCTAGTTACAGGCCCGATGATTAGCGCTAATCCAGCCGTAATTGCACCAGCCACAGCCACAAACGTCTTCGCGCCCTCGGGCAAACTGTTAAAGACATCAACAACAGATTGGATAGCGGCGGCCGCGGCTCGAAGCGCAGGGATAAGAGCTGATCCTATCGTTATCTTCGCCGTTTCAACCGATCCGCTTAATTCTTCCAGCGCACCTTTGAATGTATCCATCTTCTGAGCTGCAACCATCTGCGCGTCAATCTTATCCATCGCGGCGGCCATCTCTTCGATTCCAGCAGAACCTTCTTTGTAAAGGATGTTACCAGCACGGATGGCGTCCGAACCAAAGATTGTATTCAGCGCTGCTTGACGTTGCATGTCATTCAGTCCAGATAACTTTTCTTGCAAAATCCCTGCAATCGCCGACATATCCTTAAGTGAACCGTTGGTATCGTAAAAAGAGGAATACACCCATCCGTTTGCTTCCGCCATGTTTTTAGCTTCTTTAAAATACTTTGCTGTTACGGTTTTGGCTCCATCGGCCTGAGCCAGATAACGCGCCAGCGCTGCGGTAATGCCGTCCACACTGACCTCAGCTGGTATAATCCCCTTTTTTGCAAGAAAGTCCATGGCTTTGGCCACATCTAACGTTAGCAGCCCTAGATCGTTAAAGGTTGCATAGGCATCGCTAGTTGTCGGTTGTAAACGCATAAGCATCGTTTTAAGAGATGTACCCGCGTCCGAACCTTTAAGGCCGTTCTGAGCAAACGCAGCTAGTGCGGTGGCGGTGTCTTTGAAAGACAGTCCAACCGAAGCGGCAACGGAAGCCGATTGAGATAAGCCGAATTTTAGTTCGCTTACGCTAGTTGCTGAAGCGTTCGCTGCTCCGGCCAAAATGTCGGCTGCATCTTGGACGGATAGCGAATCGGATTTAAATGCGTTAAGCGCCGTAGAAGCAATCTCAGCAGCATCTGCCAACTCCAATTCTCCGGCCGTTGCAAGGGATAAGGCTCCTGAAAGTCCGCCGTTCATAACATCCTGGACTTTAACCCCGGCCTTGATCAGTTCTTCAATGCCGCGTGCCGCTTCCGTTGCGCTGTACTTGGTGTCTGCTCCCATAGTAATAGCAAGTTGTTCAAGTTCTGACTTGAACTTACTTACCTCCGCCGGGTCCATAACAGAATAGGCATTGGCCATACCCTGTTCAAAGTCTGCCGCACTTTTGACAGCAACCCCAAGACCAGCGGAAATCCCAACGCCGAGAACCGTGATTCCAGCTCCGACTTTTTTCATTTGTTCATAAGAGTTACCCATCGCTTGCTGCGCTTGTTCAAATGATTCCTCGAAATCCCTGCCAAGCTTGTTTACCTGTTTGCTCTGGTCGGATATTTCGGCTGTTGTTTCATCTAGGCGCTTATTCAGCCCCTGCAATTCCTGTTCTGTTTTAATAACTTCGCGTTGGAATGCTCGGTACTGACCTTCAGTTATATCCCCTCTGGCAAACTGCTGGTTCACTTGCTCCTGAACTGCCTTTAATCGATTCAATTTGTCTTCCGTGTTTCCTATCGAGCTTGCCAATAGCTTTTGCTTTTGAGCAACCAGCTCGGTGTTACCCGGATCAAGTTTGAGCAGCTTCTCGACCTGTCGAAGTTCAGATTGAATATCTCTTGATTTTTTGTTGACATCGGACAGGGCCTTGCTAAGACCCGTTGTTTCCGCTCCAATGACAACGTTAATCCCTTTAATCGTTTCTGCCACACGGCCCACCTACCCTTTACATCAGGCAGGCATTGGCTCGCTACTTGGTGTGCGGCTCGCTCTGTTCCATCAATTTGACTACTACTATGTTTTTGCACCGGATACATTTGATCTCTACATGAGCCAATATCGCCTTAAACAACAAATGTCCGCAATGCGGGCACTTCACCTTCTCCATTACAATCACCACACTTTATGAATTCCCAGACGTTTGGGATTCTTCAACCTCTTTTCGAAGACGTGCCATTTCAGTAGCAAGTTTCTTCTTAGTATTTTTGATTCGGATACTAATCCCCTGTACCTGTCTTCGTGTCATGCCGCCCTTCGCCGGACGCTGTTGCAGTTCAGCAAGTTGGTCATGAAGCTTTTCGACAATGCGATTAGAGTAATACGCCGTGTATACCTTCTCGCAATGTGGACAGGAAAACCCTACCCTATCCACCCCGTGTTTCACTTGTTCCTTACCATAGCTGATCAGCACAAAGTCCTGACCACAACCCTCGCTACAATTCATTGGAATCATGTTGACACCCTAACCGCCATAAAAGGCATCGATATCCGCCTGCGTTGCTTCTCGCGGCCCTTTCTGCTTCTCTTCCTTGCCTGTGTAGCTTCGAGCAAGATCAATCAAATCATTACATGTCAGTTCCGCCATCTCTTCCATACTCAAACCGATTCGTTTACCAATCGCCAGTAAATCTATCTCAATTCGGGACTCTCTACTTACCTGCGGTGAGCGCCCCTCGGACTCCCGCATTTTTACGAAAAAATCCGTTTGTTGCTTCCTCAACAACGTTCAGAATAAATTCTGTGTCAGAAAAATCAATATCCTCGCCATACTCATCTAACCAGCTTTCAAACTTAGGAAATGACTTCCCGATTTGATCCGCTTTGTTCATGGCCCAGGCTAACTGTAAGATTGTAAGAAAATTGATATCACCCATAGCAAGGATGTCGTCCAACGGCTGCGCTTCGGCCTGATCTGTTCCAGTGTCTTCTTTCCCAGCATATCCTTCCATGATCTTGACCATATCTCCGATCAAGTCTGTTCCAAACTCTTGCTTGTAATAAAGCATGGCTGGGGCTGAAGCCCTGATTCGCACGATTTTTTCTCCAAATTTAAGTTCTCTCATTTTCACTGTCTCCAATCTGTAATGGTTTACCTGATGCCTGCTGGTCAGATACGACAGGCATCAGGATAGAAGTTAATTAAGCACCGGGTGTAAAGGTAGGGGTATACACTTCGGTGAAGAACGAATTGAACTCCGTTGCATTCGTTGCGCTCAATTCCAAGTCGCCCTTAACCATGACGCGACCACCAATTTCAATCGGGGAAGAGGACATGGAGAGCGTTTCGCCAACAATTTCCGTTGACTCGCCTTTTGTGGTGTTTTCCTTGGCCGTTCGAGCAGCTTGGCAGTTGTAGTACACAAACCGTCTATCTCGCTTGTCACCCTTCACCTGTCCCAGCAGTGCGAACTTCTCTGGCACACCGTCAGCAATTTCAACAAGCATTCCTTTATCATCAATCAACCAGCCAAACATCCGCACTTTAAGTTCATCGGGGATGTTTGCCATCTCCAATTCACCCGTGTATCCGTTGTTGTTGGTTACGATAAAATACTTCGTGTTGTCAGCATAAAATTCGTTTGTGTCGCCCTGCGCCTCTGGCGTCCAGCGTACAGCGCCCGGAACCGGAATTGGCGCTTCCCAAGCTGGGACAGCATCGGTAGAATCTTTATCGAAAAAAGCAATGTGAACCTTGTCAAAGCCGTATGTCACTTTGTTTTGGGACATTTGTCGTCACCCTCCAATGAGTTGAATTTCATATATGATTTGATACATGGATTCCGTTTCAAGCGAAGCTTCGGTTTTGGAGTAAGGCAGTTCGGCTGCAATGAGTGCATCCTGAACAAGCCGTTCCGCAACCAAGTCTTTAATGTTGGTGTACAGCTCCACTTGAAAATTTGAAATTTCCAAATAGTTTCGATTATCGGCCATCAAGTCACCAGCATAGGCAAACTGATAAATTAGAAAAGGTGGATCGGGAGCGGGTAGTTCAGGCGTGGACTTGAACTCTCCATAGGCTAAAGGTAACCCGATGGAATTGAGCAGTTCATATAATTCAGGTTGCTGCATCGAAGTTATCCCCCATTCTGAATGATCCGTTTAATATCATTAGGCAAATTCGCGGCATGACGATCATAAGCTGGACGCAAATGTGGGCGGCCTGCAACACGGCCACCCCCTCGCTTTGCATGTCCAAACTCTAGCAAATGTACAATTCTGGAGTTTTTCTTATTCCAGACCACACGCTTTGCCTTACCTCCGCCCCCTTGCTTCGTCACCTTAAAACCTTTGGCGTACTTCCCTGTTCGTTTAGGCGCATTGGATTGAGCGTCCGCACGAACCAGCTCCGCAACTTCATCCACCCGTTTCTCTATGGCTTCCGACACATCGTCTGTATAGTCTTTGACAGCGTTAAGGATTTCACGGGCTAAGTTGTCGATATCGGTCATTTCCCTTTCACCTTCCCGCACACCAGTTCAAGCTCTTCGTCATTGTCTGAATACGTTCGTATCACTTGATACTTCACGTTCTCGAATGTGACAAGCTGTTCCCCAGAATATTCATAGGGATGGATCACGAAGACCATTTCAGGAGCCATTCCCGCAGTAGCTGCGCTGTAAAACTCATTACGTCCTACCGACCTCAAATCACAAAGAACTGCGGTTTCAGTAGGATCAATCATAATTTCGTTGCCGATGTTGTCTTTCGCACGTCCGCCGGGCTTAATTAGAATTAATTCGTTGTCGCCTCTCATGTGCGCCTCCGCGCGTGTAGGATCAAGTTGTGTAGCCTGAATTGAAGGTGTCTCGGCATACTCCCTTCGCTATCCCTGCTCTGGTAACGCCAAGCGGCATAATCTACGCAAAACTGGAGGTGATTGGCGTTGTCCGCTTCAAGCGTCAAGCCCTTCTCATCCTCCAATTCCTTCACCACTGATTTAGCAATAGCCGTAATGTAGTTGTCCCGCACATTCGCACGGATCGCCAAGCGTTCCTTTGCCAGTCCAACAATCAGAGCGATATCCATATCACTCTTCCTTTTCTTCGATCAATGGTTCGCCGCGCCGATTATCCGAACCAAGCAATTCATCAATACGTGCCTGCTTGCCACGCCCAGACCGGGGATACTTATCCCCAACACGGTAAATGTGGTCTTTGTCTTCTAAATCCTTGAAGTCCTTAATGACGATGTAAGGCATTCAAATCACCCTTTCGTTTAGGCTCCGTCTGGAGTTTCGGTTTCATCATTGGCCGTGTCCGGCGCAAACGTCATGGTCGTTTTAGGAGCAACACCCGTGATGTTCATCGCTACGAAGCCCTGACCCATGATCGGTTTACCATCGTAACGAGCTGTCGCTTTGAATACAGTGTTATCCTGAATGAACTGTACATGTTCGGATACAGCAAACTGAGAACCCGAACGTTCAGCAAGCAGATATTGAGAACCATAACCGCCTACGATGTCGCCTTCTGCCATGAACGGAAGAATCACAATGTCGCCATTGATGATCGGCATTACATTGTTGATGGATGCAATGATTGCACCAGCGGCGTTAAACTCCACCAAACGGGCTTGGAGTTCCGTATAGGTTGTATCGTTCATAGCCCAGAACTTGCCACCATTCCCGTAATTGGATTTTGCTTTACCACTGAAACGGATCAGGTTTGCGAAAAACTCTTTGGAATCATTACCTTTTGCTACTTGTCCGATATTGGAAGATGAAAGATTCGTCCATGTGGGGTAATTAACACCCCAGTATGAGGGTTTGGCCGTTTCAGCAAGGCGTGTGACGATACCAATTGGCATTTTGACACCTGTACCATACAAAATCGCTTTATCCACGCCCAGACCGAGTGCTTGACCGAGCGCATCCATAATTTCGTTACCCAAGTTGAAATCAGAATCTTCAAGCAGTGCGTTGCAGATCGGAATGAATCCGCCAACTTTGTAACCGTCTGTTTCCACTTGGTAGAAACGCAGCTCCAATTCATTGAGCGTGGCGCAAGCTTCTGTCCAAATCGCTTCAGGAATATCTCCGACAATGTTAGTACGCGACGTACCCGGAATGGATTTGAGATTCACTTTAGAAATCAGCTTGGAATAGCGATGGAGATTGTCACGGATCAATCCAAGAATGACATCTGGAATGCCAAGTTCTCCCCCAGTCACGCCCCGCTTGTTAAGGTTCTTCTCATTTGGAATATCTCCAGAACGAACCTTATCCAAGAAGTCTTTTACTTCGCGGCGCTGAATGATTGCCTCTGCGGCGCTGCGTTCCATACCTTTGAAGAAACCTTTGTTCACTTTCATTCTGATCTCGCCCCCTTGGGAATGTTGTTGTTGACGCTGCTCATTATTAGCTGGCGGTGGAGTGTTGTTCGGTTCTTTGCTGTTAACTTCTGCCAGCTCACGTTCCAATTCGGCAATCTCACCTTCCAAGGTACTCTTCGAAGCAGCAAGTTCTTCTTTCTCCTGCTCATGTGCCTCGATGCTTTCCTCAACGGTTTTGATTTCCTCTTCCGTGGTAGCTTCCTCAATGGCTTGCTCCAGTTCTTCAGAACGAACCTTGATGCTACGCTCTTGCTCCAAGAAGCCTTCCAGCTCTGCCTTCCGCTGCTTGATCTTTTTTGCCAACATGATTTGTCTCAGTGCCATTAGTTAGCCAGCCTCCCCTTAAGTAGATGTTTTCGTTGTTGCAATTGACGGTCACGATGCTGTTCCACTTCATCTTTCCTTGCCTGCACGCCAGTATCGGCGTATGCCGGAAACGTCACGACGCTAACCTCGTGCAGATCAACTTCCCGAATCGTCCATTTCACCGTGCCATCATCTCTGTAATCTGTGTCCTCGCCTACAATGTTGAAACCGAATGAACATTGATCCACATCGCCACGCTTGACCCTCGCATACAAGTTCATTGCATCCGAATCATCCGGGTTGATTTTGATTCGGCCCCAAAGACCATGACTATCGGCTTTTAGCTCCAAGGTTCCGGCCTTGTTCCGGCCAAGAACGAACATCGTTTCGTGATTTGCCAGTGCCCGAATGTCATTGCCAAGAGTACGATCAAACGCTCCAGGTGCAATGACTTCAAATGCTCCCGGCCATAACTCTGTTTCACGATTGAATACAGCAAAATAACCTTCGATCACAAGCGACTGGTCTGACGCTTCGCGTGTTTCCAGCTTGGTTGTTAGGCTTCGGGTAACTTTCACCGTCCTATCCATCTTCCTCACCTCCCCCTTTGTTCAACTTCTTCTGATCACCGATCATTCCAGCGGGGATGTAGTTTTCCAAAATCACACGTTCATCCAGACCTTCCAGCGGCGAGTCTCCCAGCCAGTTACGCACCTCATTGCCCTTATAAAGACCACGGACATACAAGTTACTTCCGACCTCGGCCAACTCTTTCATATCGTAGGCGTAGAGCGAACGGGGATTGAACTTGAAATACATGTCCGGCGCAAAAATTAGCTTCCGCGTCAGCTCCTGCACAATGCCCATCGCCAAAGGTTGAATACGTGTGTTTACAAAAGCGTTGTACTCGTCTTTGCGAAAATCACCCACACCAACAAAAAAGGCTGGCACATCAAGAATGCCCGCCACCGTTCGCTTATCCAATTGAACTGAATCATTAATCGCAATGTCATTCAAGGACAACGGCTTGACCTGTTCAACATCGATCATGTCAGCCGGAATAATCCACGGCTGCCCCGCCTCTGAACGTTCAAGGTACATGTTATACACTTGATCCCTGCCCTCTTCACTGGACAATTCTGCGGTGTTTGCGTCTACCTTCACAATCAGGTTCGGCATATACTTCCCACTCATGAATCCTTTCTTCGTGGCTGTAGCCTGTTTGAGATTGTGAATGATATCCTTCAGCACCGCTCGATACCCTGTACCGATCCACGGCCGTTCCGGGTCAGGGTTAATGACGAAGTGAAGGACTTCATCATGACTATATGCCTGGCCTTGATAACGAACGATATAGGCGTTGTCCATGTCTTGGAAACTTACGCTCGATGGCTTAAGTGGAATCAGTTCGTCAATTAACCCATCCCGCATTTTCGGGTACACAACACTGTTACCGTCTCCATGAAGCAATAACGTGTTGACGATGTTGTACATCCATGTTTTCCGTGTCATGAGGCTATACGGATCAATGTCTATTTTTCGGGCAAGTCCGTTCCTGATCCGAACATCACCGTTGTTCGTGTTCTGCATCAGATGAATCGTCATGGTACTGATCAGCTCTGCAATCTTGTGAACGGCCATCTTCACTTCTGGGTTATCAGACAACCTTGTGTACCCCGGCACGCACAACACGTCATGGGCTTCTGTCGTCAAAAACCAACCAATATTGGACTCTGAACGGTTCTGGCCTGCGCTCTTTATTTTCCTCTTTTTACTCAGCTCTTCCACCCCCTTTCAGCCAGCCCTTCGCCGTACCAGCCGTTTCAAAGTTTTCAAGCTGCCGGACGCACGCAAAAACAGCGGCATCGAATAAGTCGATACGCTGGTTATCCTCAACCTTCTCGTATTGAATCATATCATCCGTCTTTTCGATGGCTCGAACGTTCTGAACACAATACTCGAATGCCTCCGATCCAAGATAGTACAACTTCCCTTCTTTCGCTCGCATCTCGATTCGCCGGAATCCCTGCGATTTACGCCAGAAGTATTGCGGCTCATCAATCATCTTGAATCCAGCCTTCCGCATACCTGTGAAAAACTCTCGGCTGAACTTTCGGTCAAATCCAACCTGTTTAATGTTGAATCCAAGCTTCTTCATATCGATAAACCAATTGACGATATCCGCATGGTTAACAACGGGGCTATTGCACATATCCAACCACCCATCATCCTGCCAGCCAAACAGCGGAATATTGTCTTCCTCCGCTTTTGATGTCGCGGCGACAATCGGGAACCAAGCATGTGTGATAATGATGTCCACATCACCATACGTCCCGTATAACGCAGAAGCAGTCAAGTCATGGAATTTGGATAAGTCAGCGCCGCCGTACCATTCAATCGGCAGTTTAGCCAGTTCTTCCATTGTCCATTTGTACTTCCGATTCGATGATTTGAACTCATCAATGTTGAAGTATGCCTTCATGGCTGCTGTATACACGTTCAATGACTTGGCGAAGAAGTCTTTCCGCTGCTGCGGATCGTTCTGCGCCTGAAGAGCATCGTTCAAAATGTCTTCTGGACGAATGGAAACGCCATAAGCCGGATTAGCCATTTGATGAATCAACGGATTCGTATAATCCACTTCACCCGTTTCAGGGTCTTGGTCGGCTTTAGAGATGAACACAAAATAAGCCTCGTCTTTCACCGTCCCGTCCAGTATCTTCTTGCAATACTGGAGACGCTGATAACAGAAGCTTGTCATGTTGTCGCCTGCCGTGGTGATCCCAATCATAAGCTTGTTGGTGTATGCCTTCATGGCTTCCTTGATGATGTTATATTGCTTCGGCGACTTATATGCGTGAATCTCATCTGCTATCGCAATGTTACAGTTCAAGGAGTCCTGACGATCCGGGTTAGCGGCCAATGCCTGAATGTACAGTGAACCATCTGCAAAGTCACCTTGAATGCTATGCTCCTGGTTGTTGTCTATCACACGGAAGTTATCCTTCTCTCCCATCGCGTCCAAGTTGTAATTGATGAAATTGAAACTCTCCAAGGATTGTTTCAGTGCCGCGGCAACAATATACACCTTGCTCCCGCTTCGGCGATTGAGCAGCCCAAGCGCCCACGCTAAACCTGCGGCGAAACTAGTCTTAATGTTCTTCCTCGGAATAAAAATGAATGCTTCCTTATACCGCCTGATCTTCGTCCCTGTTTGATAGAACCCTAACAGGTTGTACACCATGAATTTATGGAACGGTTCCAACAAAAAGGGCATCCCCCGCAACGGCGTGCCATCCAGCATTTCACCTTGGGCATGAACAAACGTACTTTCGATGATATCAATGACGAACTCAGCATCATCGGGGTTAAACTCATACGCTGGATTATCCAGATCACGAAAAAACCTCTCTACACCCTGAATCAATTCCCTGCACGCAATTCTGTGACCGTCCCGGATATTTTTGGCATAGTCCATGACCACTTCATAATTGGGGTGTTGGATCACCTACGACCACCCAGCATTCCTGCCAGTTTCGATTGTCCTTTCTTGTTATCGGTTGTCACCGTCTCAATGGATTTCGGATTAAGACAGAGCCGATCCGAATAGGTCAAAATATCTTTACGCAACGTTTCCAACGTGGCGACAATCGGCGCTTTCTTCGCTCCCCCTTGGGCAGTGATCACTTCAAACTTATAACCACTTTCCTCAAAGTCGCGGTTCAGCTTTTCATATTGCGCGACCAGCTCCGCGTAAATTTCGATTACACGACCATATTCCTTTTTGTACACGCCGAGCTTCTTCATTTCGGCTACAGTCTTCCGTTTAATCTTTTCTTTTTCGGTTGCCTCCGCCACGTCCTCACCTCCCCAAAAAAACTTTTGGAGACCCGCTCTATTGGAAAAGGCTCCCCTGCCCGGTCCCTGGGCTGCCGGAAACTAATCCTCCGGGTGGGGGGGATATCTCAAAAATATTAATTTCCCTTTCCTTGCCATTCCTCGAACTTGTCTCTCACTCGCTCTTGCCAAGCAAGACCAAGCGCTGTTAGCTCATGGGTCACCCTGTCATGCATGGCGTTATGTTGCTTGTCAGAGAGCGATACCAAATTCCAGTTAACCAGCGCCAGCTCTGGGTAAAACTCGATTGGGTAAATGTGATGTACCGTGGTAGCCGGTTCGGTCTTACCGTACCTTCTGCTCTCTTGGCACACGTATTCATCCCTACGTAAAATGACCGCCCGCTTCCTCTTCCACTTGGTGGATTTATAGAACCAACTGTTCATAATCCCTCCATGCATAAATATTCGTTAGATTTTGTTATTAACTTTCAGCCGTTAAGCCGCATCACTGAGGCAATCTTTCTGCTGAAATCAATAGAATCTCTGCTTCTGAAACCCTGATTTTATTCATTTTCTGTATAAAAGTGAATTACCCTTATCTTAAATTGTGGGGAACTCGTCAACGCCCAACAAACCCTTATGCACCAAGGCTTTCCGGCTTCGGTCATTTACCAGTTCCACACCCTCATTTTATGGGTAACTCACAGTCTGAACTTCCTTGTTGACAAGTTGATTGTGTCTTGTGTAATTCCAATGTAACGAAGTGTTACGTTCGGATCAGAGTGGTTGAAAATCTTCTGCAACTCTGCCACATCCTTAGTTTCTTTATAAAAATGATATCCGTAGGTTTTTCTAAGAGTATGGTTCCCGATCCCTTCAAGCCCATAATCCTTTGTGATTTCTCTCATGATCTTGTAGGTCATGGATCGGCCAAGCGGCTTATTGATCCCTTCCCTACTCTTAATCAAGAATTCATCATCGGGTCGGTCACCAATCAACCTTAGCAATTCACGCCTAACTGTGTGATTCATCTCATATTCCTTTTGCTTCCGCGTCTTCTTCTCCGTAATGTAGATCAACGGTTTCTTTAGATCACGAACACGTAGCGGAAGTATATCCGATATTCGGAAGCCGATATTGATCCCGATCACAAACAGAATGTAGTCTCGCTTGTTTTCCTTCTGGATCAGTTTACGTTTGATATCTTCAATGACTGCCCTATCTCGGATGGGTTGAACATATTTCATATCACCACCTCACAAAATCCCAAGCGTTTGGGAATACGGTCAGATTAACAACTACTCCTTGCAACTGCTCGCATCGGCTTGCGATTCAGAACTTGATGCTTCATTGGCAACGCTGGTAGTGACGCTGGCAATTGAAGCGGCTCTGTCTCAAATGGATCTTCACCCAGTTCATTGAGTTCCTTAAATTGCTCCGCCAGATCAACGAACCTTTGGGTATCCAAACTAAAATTAATGAAGGCATTGATTACCTCGCGCAGCTCATCGCTAAATCGATTTATGATTGACATAATAGATTGCAGCTGTGCTTCAGATACCAAACTGAATCTCTCATCAGTACGATTCATTTAACGCAACCTCCCTAGCCAAACTACTTCCTGCATTCAGGTGTCAAACACAATTGAACATTCCCTGTCCACGTACCCCACACACACCCACGGCACTTATCTGGTTGCAATTCTGACTTCACTGGAATAGGTGGAGGACGCTTCACTGCTTTGATCGCCATAGGATTACCTCCCGACTGGTACAACAAAAAGGACATCGATTGTCGATGCCCTTTTGCGTGATTGTTCCAAACTATTAACAACTCCTTTTTTATAGTTCTTACCTATAGGTGGCTTTCGCGGGACAAATTTCACCGCTTTTAGCGGCTATCGGATCAAAAACAGGCTGCTCTCCAAATCTTTTGATATTTTCTTTTGTGCGCGGTCAATGTATTCGGTAACGGAATCTTTCGTTATGTATAGCATGTCGGCTATGGTGCTGTGAGAAAAACATTCCCCATGTGCCAGTACATAACACTCACGTTCCCGATCACTCAAACGGGACAGTGCATCTTCTATCTGAAACCTTTGCCAGTCCGTTAAGTTGCTTGGGCTGCCCGCTTTGGAATTACTGACGTAAGCCTGCATTTTAAGTGGATCAACAAGCACTTCTCGTTGATAAGCGGCAAGCCGCTCAACACCACGCTTGTTTCCTGGTCTTCTTCCTGTTGAAAGCCACTCTTCAACAAATTCACACTCGCTGATGATGTCAGAGATGATTTTTTTATCATCAGCGTCAGCACGCTTGTACAAACGTCTGGCAATTCGAATCGCCCTGCGGCAACTCTTTGGAGTTGTTTCGCCTAAATCGTACAGCTTACCCATATATTCTTTCATTTGATCACCCCTGTCTGTACATATCTGGTATGTCTTGCTTGTAATTTGTAGTAAGTGCTTGTGGAGTTCTTTCATAATTAGCAAATTTGTTGAACTGTTTCAGGAAGACCAGTTCCACTGTTCCGACAGGGCCATTGCGCTGCTTGGCAATAATGACTTCTATAATGTTCTTTTTCTCAGTCTCGGCATCGTAGTAATCTTCACGGTGCAAAAATGCAACGATGTCGGCATCCTGTTCAATCGCTCCTGATTCCCTCAAATCTGACATCATCGGCCGTTTGTCTTGGCGTTGCTCCACTCCCCGGTTAAGCTGAGACAAAGCAATGACTGGAATGTGCAGCTCGCGCGCTAATTGCTTCAACTTGCGTGAAATGTCGGTTACCTCTTGCTGTCGATTTTCCTTCCCTTTATCCCCACTGATCAATTGAAGATAATCAATCACAACCATGTCCAAGCCAAACTTTTGTTTGAGTCTTCTACATTTGTTGATGATGCCTTGGGCCGTTAGCGAAGCAGAATCATCAATGAATAAGTTCGTTTCTCCTAAAACCCCTATCGCTCTTGTGGCCTTATCCCAATCCTCTGCGCGAAGGAATCCTGTTCGGATACGGTTTGCATCTACATTTTCCTCTGCACTGATCATACGAAGTGCGAGCTGAGAAGAAGACATTTCTAAGCTGAACACGGCCACCTTCTTCTTCCCTTCGTTTGCTGCATGTTGAGCAATGTTTAGTGCAAAAGCCGTCTTACCAACCGATGGACGCGCGGCCACAATGATTAAGTCGCTATTTTGAAAGCCGGATGTCATTCTATCCAGATCAATGTATCCTGATCGTATACCCGTTACTTCGTCACCTGAGTTCGCAAATCGCTGTTCCATAATGTCGAAGGCTTCCATGAAAACTTCACGAGCTGTCCGAAACTCTTTACCTTTCACAGCTTTATCCGATAGATTGGTAGCTGCCGTTTGGACAGCGGATAAAGCCATCATGCCATTGTCAGATTTCCAAGCATTACGAAGTTGTTCCTCCAGCGATAGGATGGTTGTCCTATGCAAGTATCTGTCATGCATAATTTCCGCATGGTGCGTTATGTCCGCTGCCGTTGGAACGCTTCTCGACAGCTTTGCAAGATAGGTTACGCCTCCGACACTCTCCAATTCCCCTTTTTCTTGTAACTTTGCAGTCACGGTTACAAGGTCGATTGTTTTCCCTTCATCGGACAATTCCTTAATCGTTTTATACGCCTTCTCATGTTGACTCGCGTAAAAATGGTCTGGCGACAACACTTCTGCCACGTTCAAGTAGGAAGATGAATCAAGCAATATCGCACCAAGTACCGCCTGTTCTGCTTGTAGGTTATGAGGTAGTTCCATTTCGTTTTTCAAGCAAATCACGTACCTTTCTGCGCTGTTCTGCTGACGGGCCAACTGCGTCTTTGCTAAGTTGTTTGTTCTCTTCAAGTATCCGTTGGCCAGACTGTTTAAGCCCTGAATGGTAACGATCACTTTCCGTGGTAACTGGCCTTTTTGCTAATGCTCCTGGATGTGGCGGATACTTGTTGTCTGGATCGGCAGCGTATGCTTTCAGATTATTTTGAGCAAGTTGAAACGAGATATCTTTCAGAGCTTCATTCCAGCTCTGGAGCTTCGAAGGATTGCCTGTAAAGGCCGGGTAAAACTCTATGATTTTGTCGAATAACATACCAACTTCGCTGATTTTCATTCTTCCATCCCTTCCGCCATTTCAGCAAAGCTCACCTTTGTGTCAGGCTTTGTTCTCGTTTTACTCTTCCGATTATCGAAATCCCGATCTATTGCAATTGCCTGTTCCAACGTGCGGACACCACCGACAAAATAATCGTTTAAAATCTTGGTAATAAGCTTGAAGTTATAACCTTTGGATGCCATTCCTGCACGTTCAATGGCTCGTACAACAACCTCTTCTGCCATGCCGTCATTGTCAATGTAATCTCCAAGCTGTTGTGCTTGAAGTGGGTTACATTCAACGCCAAACACTCGCTTGTGAGCTGTATAAAATGATTCGTACTCAGAAGTAGTAGAAGCAGAAGAATTAATATCTTTAGATAATCCTGAACCCTTTACTCCGTCATTTACTGCACCTTTTACTCCCTCTTTTACCGCACCTTTTACTGTATTATTTACAGTAAGGTGCACTAATTGATATTTCCCAGCTTGTTGCTTGCCTTGATTCTTATATATAAGTCGTCCTTTTTGGATGAGTGCGTTTCGATGCTTAATTAGTGACTTTTCAGAAACGCCTGTCTTAGCCATCAGTGTCAGATTTGCTACAGTAAACCACTCTGGGCATCCGCTCTTATTTGCTATCACCAATAGGTGAAACCACAAAGTTTGTGCGGATGGCTCCAATGGGTTTGTTTCGAGCCAATCTGTGAAGGCTGTCATTTCTGCAATGTAGTTCATGACTTTTCACCTTTTCCTTGCTTATACTCACTGACCCAAGCAAATCCTCTACGCTTTCGCCATGGGTCTTCTATGATGTATGATTTTCCTAGTGGTACAAATGGATCTGATTCGATCCGTAAGGGGCCGAATTTAGTCTGTATTTCCTTCGTCACTCCCAATGGAGACGAAGGAGAAACGACCATTTTCAAGTGCTTGATCCGGCTGCCGTATCGTATTACACGGTAAAGAGCATTTTCGATCATCATCTGAGCTTTATCAGATATTCGGATCATAACAATGCCCCTCCTTAGTCAATAGGTACAATTAATGGTGTCCAGTACGTATGATATCCGGGCCAATCCAAATCTAATGGTGTTCCACAATAAGGAGGCTCATTTACAGGCATTTGCCACCAAAGTACGTCACCGTCATCCTCATGCCATTCAAAAATTGATCTTGGCTTTCCATAGGTCAACAATTTTGATGTGATCTGTCTCATTTCTTCCAATTCGTTTTTCAGGGCATCTTGTTTCACTGGGCCTTCGGATACTTTCAATCGTGTTTCAAATATTAAGTGATTAATCGCTTGGGCATTTGATGATAAATCATCTGTTAAAAGTTGCTCAATTCGATTAAGTGAGTCTGAAAGAAGTTCAATCTGAGAATTTGTTTCCTTCAACGTATCAAGAACATCGTCAATGATCGTCTCTGCATCAACTGTGAGAGGCATACCCTCGCTGCTGATCCGCTGGAACAACACTCGATCTTCTGGAGAACGTAACACTTCTGTTCCGTCTACTAAACGAAAAACATCGTATCCTTTAGGCGTTTCCATATGAGCATCATCCTATCTTCGGAATTGGTAGACTATAGCCACATCCGAGAACGGCGGTAGGTTAATCCCCATCCACCATCCTGGAGTGGAATTTCATTTGTAACCTCAAGTTCATCAGGAGAGTAAGGCATTGTTACGCACGCCGGATCAAACTCTATGACTTGTTCTCCTTTGCGATTGATTCGATATTTAACTGGCTTATTCTCATAGCACCAAAGCATTTCGAAATGAACCTGATGGGCTACGACAAGTTTCCCTTCGTCTCGTCCACTGATCACACGACAGACCGTGCCGCGCTTGATTTCAAAGAAAAAGAAGAACATCTTTCATCACAACTTCGATTTCATCTCATCGCACAGCTTGGAAATACGCTCTGAAATGGCTTTCTTCTGTTCCTCGTTCTCTAATTCAAAAACCGATCCTATTAAGCTATTGAAATTACTGAGTAGCGATTCGAAGTGTACCTTGACCTTGATCGCGGCCGTATTGTTGTTTTTGCGCAACTGCTCTTGCAGTTCGGCGACTTGTTTTGCTGAGTCCTCTTCACGTTTACGTGCCTGCTCTGCCAGCTCCTGTTCTCTTTCCTTAATCGCTGCGTTGACCTTGGCCGCAACCTCTTCTTCCTTTGCTTTCATTTCGGCTTCCATCGTCGCTACTCGCTGCTGTGATTCCGAGAGAGCTTTTTCCGCCTTGCGAAGTTCTGTCTTGGTCTTTGCATCCGTGCCTGTTGCCTTTCCTGGCTTTTTCGCTTCTTCCTGAGCGGTGGCTAAATCATTCTCCAGTTTCTGACGTTCTTCGAGCAATTTCTGATACTCAACACGAAGGATTTCACGCTGACGCTCTTCCTCTAACCTAGCAACCTCATGAAGCTTTGCACGTTCTTGTTCCTCGGCAAGCAGGCGTTCCGCTTCCTTCTTCTCTTTGATGGCCGCTTGAAGTTCACGAGCTGACATTTCAGCAGCATTGTTTTCTTCCACGAATGACTCCCGTTCTTCCGCAGGAACAGAGAGCAGAGCAACCGCCTGACTGTATGACAAAGTACTTAGCGTTTGAGAATTAGCATATTCCACAGATATTTTCATGAAGTTATTGGCCGATGATTGACTGTAATTCACATGCTCTTTCAGCCACGTTCCCCATTCTCCGTGCGCAACCAGTTCCTTCGCTTCGGTCAACCTCTGGCCGATCTCGATTGCTGACTGTAAAACATACTGACGGGCTTGCTGATCGATACTACGAATCTCAGCAGCGATGATTTCTGCTGTTCGGTTTGAAATGATTGCTTCCTTTGCTGGCACGATCTCGCTTACAACCTCTTCTTTTTTCGTGCTTTTACGGGTTGTCATATCGCAACAACTTCCTTTCTACTCTTTTTTTTCTTAGCTAACACCGAACGTTTGTAGTGATCGATAAAATCTCTTACTTCATCAGTCATAGGATCGTTATCCCATCCTCTACACTGAACAATTTGTTTCTTTTTGATCTCAACCGTGTAAAAAGGTTTTTCAGGCAGTTCAATCTTCCGAATAAGAAAAATATCTGATTCACCTTTGGCGTATCTCTCGGCGTAACCACCGACACAATGAATTAAAGATTTTCCTTCTTCAAAAAGATCGAATGATGATTCCGCTGGTCGTATCATTAAATCCTTCCACATGAAAGTAAGCTCTTGCAGGGAAGGGAGCCTTGACTTGATCAATTCGTCCAACTCTTTGTTTTCTATAATCTTAATTTTCTTTGTTGTTTTCATATGAGCTTCGTGTAGATCGTTAGGGAACAGATATCGTTCTTCCTTCAAGTCCATTCCAAGTTCGTTACATTGTTTTCTATAATCTCGCCAGTCAGATAGGACTGAATAAACTCCCATTTTGGAATAACGATCCTTTCTTAGCTGCTTAAGAAGGTACTTGATAACAATATGTTCTGGAGCAAGTTTCAAAGCTTGCTGATAATATGTTTGGGATATCCCGTTCCGAACGTCTGCTAGAATGCATGCTTGACTGAGGGTTACTCCCTTATCTCTGTTAAGTTGATAAAATCGAAGCTGATTTGGAGACATCGACAAATCGTTCGTTTTAATCTCTTTGAGTTCCGACTTGCTGAGACGTAACACCTTGAGAAGAGAAGAACCGCGCCAGTTAATTGCTCCATGCGTTGATTCACCCTTGAGTTTCGCCCAAATCATATTTCCGAATCCTGATTTGGTTAAGTATTCGATGCAAGGATATCGTGCTGCTAAATCGAAGAAATCAGTCATGTCGGTGGCATTGTAATAACCACGTTTGACATACTTTTCCCAAGTGGAATATTGAAAAAAAGTTCCTTTGACCGCCTTCCGTATGTTGCTTTCGGACATGTACTTTCTCCATGATCCATTCCCAAAGCTTATTTCGAAAGCCGAGTAAACCGTTTTGGCTTTCCTCTGTGCACCTGTATAAAAAGTGCTTCGTCCTGGTTCAAACAAGTACATGTCAGAACAGTTATACATGGTCGTTACATTTCTAAAGTCCTCTCCATATGAACGATAAACGGAAATGACTCTGGCCGTAATTGCTTGCGGATTTATGAGGGATTTCTCATACCAGACAAGAACAGCTTTGTCTTCCATGTACTTCCGGCTCATCCCCGCTGCTCTTGCCTCGCACTTGGATTTACAATGAGGACAGACAACCTCTTTCAGCTTGTGTTCCAACTTTTTCTTGGAGTTATGTGTCTTATTGCAGTGTGTGCAATAAGCTTGTTGTACACCAGCGACTGTTTTATAAAATAAATATCTACTCCGTAGCAATACAGTGTTGGTCACATATTTTTCAAGGGCAGCGCTAATTTTAGACGGGAAATGTAATTCAAATTCTGAATAATCCATAACGTCCCCTCCGTTTTAAAGCAAATCGTCTAGCGAGGCATTTAAAATCGAAGGAGCCTCGTTTGATTTTTCTTCTTGTACAGGAACACCGAAATACTTCAACGCAATTTCAAAACCTTGCTGATCTGTGAGGACACCAACACCATTAGACTGCTTCTTTTTCGCTTCTTCCTTCATAGCGTTTAAACTTCCTGCAATGTTCTTCCCGTCCGTCAGTACAAAGGCCGCATGTTCCGGGTGACTTCTTACATAACTAGTTAAAAAAGAACCGACATGCTGAACATAATCGTCTTTTGCATTCTCGCCCATTTCCTTTTGTAGCTTTTGCAATGCTTGCTGGATCACTGCCATTCCTCCTATGAATAACCGGGAGGCTTGTCCTCCCGGCATATGTGTTATGAAAAACCTAACCGATAATTACAACCTTGCCTTCTTTAATCAAATCTTCAAGACGTTCGTCCAAGTAAAGTTTGATATCAGCTATTGCGCGCAGTTTCCATTCGCCACCATCTGCCTCAAAGAGTGCAGCAGATGGCCCATCTTTCATGCGGAATACAAAAGCTGATTCGGGTTGCGGAACCTCCACGAAGGTACGGAATGGTTTCAGGTGAACCGGGTTTGGTAGCTGAACATTCTCAAATGTAGCGACACCTGTTTTAGCCGTAACCTGTTGGCTTGTCCCATTGTCACCATAGCTAGTTACCTGCTCGTCCTTTACATTACCTACAATTGCCAACATCGCGTCTCGTGCGGTTGTAGGTACAAAACAGCTTTGAAGCAGAATGTTGAAGCTCTCAACATCGTAATACCGACCGTAGCTAATATCCGGCAACAAGGCATTTGCCTCAAGAAGTAAATTCCGTTGCAGATCACGGTTATACCCTGTGACTACGCTGACTTGCGTAGGTGACTGGATATGCACAATCACCGGGAATTTATCGTCGAAATTACTATCGATATAGTCCACAATACCTTGAAGATTTCGAACCTTCATTGTTTCGGTAGTCGCTTCGCTTACACGACGCAAGTCAGAGCTGGTAAAAACCTGATCTCCGATCTTCTCTGTCTGAACTCCGGCTAAACTCAAAATTTTATCAATGGCTTCTCTGATCATGTAACATCCTCCGCTATTCAATTTTCATAGATCACTTGTACAGTCCAACTACTTTTGGATTAGGGCTTGTCCCTGTTCCGTCAACGACATCGCCTGCATCGTTCATTGCCATCTGGTTTTTATCGTTACTCAGGTTTAATTCCTTCATGACGGCTTTGCCTTCTTTATCAAAGTCAAAGACGAATTGAGTCGGTACGCCTTTGGCTGGAGCCAATGACGATTTAACCTCGATATCCGTTTGACCCATTTGACGAGCTTCGTTCGGCTTGATCTTGAGTGTAATGGTCACTGTACGAACGGCCTCGGCCTTCGTGTTCGGGTCCATTACGTTCTCCGCAACTTTCGCCAGCTCACGGTTGATCCGTTCGGCCATTGCGCCGCCTGCCAGATTGTTAATGTCCACTTTCATACATATCACCTCCTCTCCCGTGGTGATTTCTTAGGACGTTTCACAATCTCAGTTACATCTGATTCAAAAGCGAGAATAGGTTTGGAGTCTTTCGGAAGAATGCGGATTGACGTTCTAGCCGCTCCCCAAACTTCGGTTACTTCTCCAACCTCACCAGATGAGAGCTTGACAGTATCGCCTTTTAGTACAATCATGCGTGTGCCCCCTTATCAGAAGGCGGAATATGTGTTATACTGAGCACGAATATTTTTTTCAACACCTGAAATCGTCCGGCTCCTAACCCGGATGATTTCTTTTTTTGTGTTCATATGCTAAAGCGCAACTTTATTGCTTCAATTGCAATCGCTTTGTTGTTGGCATCCAAGTAATCCATATCCGACAAATCAATTTTGGCAGATAATCCATGAAGGTGCAGAGCCAGATTGAGCATGAACTTCTCCGATTGTGACCATGGTTTAGAAATCTTTTTTAATCCAGCGGAATTAATTACACCTTCCTCTAAATCAACATAAGGTGCAGCCGCGTATTTTAACTTTTCATTTTTCAAAAAAATATGAATCGTTCCACGCCAATGACGATCTTGCATGAGATGAGCTGGGACAGTTTTAGGTTGATTCATTCATAGTTCCTCCAATAACTGGTTTTTGAAGATCGTTAATTTCTTTATCTAACCAATCTTTAGCAGCTTCAAGGATCAACCCGCTTTTCCGAAACCTTATCAATTCCTCCAAATGCACATAAGCACAACAGTTATTTACTAAAATTTGAAGTTTCATTTTAGCCCTCCGTTCAAAAACAATTCTCACACATTCCAATACAGCGTTTCTCATAGTTCCAATACAATGTTGCTCTGATACTTGTCTAAATCACGACCCGATGTAACTGGGATTTAGTTTTCAAATAATTTTTACCAACGAACAGGTTTGACCAGTAACAATCTCGGAAACAATGAGTTTGCAACGATCAGGTAAATCGGTGTTAAAGGGATCAATTTTAACTTTGACCCCATCAACCAGCCTATAATGACCAACAACCTGTAACTTTGGCCGTTTTTCCTTTTTGCTCATCATCTCCCCCCCTTAGTTCATGATATTCAAGTAGGTTTGTCCGACTTGACATTTGTTTACTTGTTTGAAACCTTTTTTTGGGGCTGGACTTCTCCAAACGAGAAAAGATAATTAGCGCTTGAATCCGGGAAATATTCTTCACGAATAGCAATCATTTCAGAACGCGTAAACTCTGTTCTGCCTTTCAATTTATTATTTAATGATCGCTCTGAAACCCCAATTCTCTCCGCCATTTTCTTCTTAACTAACCCATTTCGTATAATCTCAGCCTGCAAGTTTGGAAACAACGTAATCACCCCCTCTCGATTTACGTTGCAGGGTAACTAACGCAAATATTATACCCCAAAAGGTAATAAGTCAACACTTTTCGGCAAAATTTTACGTTGCAACGGAAATATATTTCGTCTATAATGATGCTCATATGAAGTAAAAGAAACGGAGGTCACATTTACTGTGGATATGCTTGAGAAGATAGATTTATTGATGAAGAAAAAAGGGATACATAGTAAGAATGAACTTTCCAAAAGAGCGGATATCCCTTACACCACAATTGATGGAATGTATAAAAAGGGAACTGAAAATACAAAGCGTTCAACTCTAGCAAAGCTAGCGAGCTTTTTTGAGTGTAGCCTTGACTACTTAATTGATGACAGTATGGAAGTTGATCTTCCGCGAATTGATCCAGACTCTTTTTCTTACATCCCTGTAGTTGGGAAAATAAGTTGTGGAAATGGTGTTGTTGCTTTTGAGGACATATCAGGGTACGAACCTGTACCTAAAGAGTGGGTAACCGGCGGTGAACATTTATTCCTACACGCAAAGGGCGATAGTATGAGCGGCGTTAGAATAAATGATGGAGACATGCTTCTGATTAGAAAGCAACCAGACGTAGAAAACGGAGAAATTGCGGCTGTTCTTGTTAACGATGAAGCAGTCTTGAAGCGAGTATTTAAAAATGGCGATCAGATGGTTTTGCAATCTGAAAACCCCAACTACCCTCCAATTTTCGCTCCCCCGGCAGAGGTTGTGATTGTTGGAAAGCTTAAGATGAATCTTATTAAGTATTAAACCAGGGGGGAATACCAATGAATGTCGCTGCCTATATTCGTGTATCAACTGATGAACAAGCTGACAAGGGGAATTCTTTGACAGAACAAATGGAGAGACTTAAAGCTTATTGCGTATCTATGGGATGGAATGAACCGAAATTCTACATTGATGATGGTTATAGTGCTAAGGATCTTCGTCGTCCTGCTATCAAAAAAATGTTAAACGATGTGACTCAAGGAAAAATTCAAGTTGTTTTAACCACTAAAATTGACAGGTTCTGTAGAAATATGCTCGATTTATTAAGTACAGTAGATTTGCTCTCTAAACATGATTGCAGTTATATATCGTCTACTGAACGGTTTGATACCTCAACTGCTCATGGTAGAATGACATTGAACTTGTTAGGCACATTCGCCGAGTTCGAGCGTGACCGAACATCAGAGCGTGTTAAGGATAATATGTTGTCAATTGCTAAAAATTCAGATCGTGCAATTAGTGGCCCATGTTTCGGTTACGACATTGTAGATAAAAAATATGCTATCAATGAAGAGGAAGCTAAAATAGTTAAATATATGTTTGATTTAGCTTTAAATGGTGATGGCCCTCGTATGATAGCAAAAAAATTAAATGATCGAGGAATAACGACAAAAAGAAATAAACAATGGGATCAAACTAATGTGAAAAGACTCATCAAGAACCGAAAGCTTACAGGAACACTAGAATATAATAAGCGCGAAACCTCAGGAGTAAAAACTACCTTTAGAGATGAATCAGAATGGATTATTAAGGAGAACAATCACCCCGCAATCATCTCCGAAGAAATATTTGATAAAGTTAAAGAAATACTGTATTCAAGAGCCAGGTCGTCTAAACATGCTGACAGTGAAACCTATCTACTAACTGGTATAGTTAAATGCGGCCATTGCGGTAGGAATATGAAAGGCAATACAGCCAGAAATAAAAATAAATACAACGAATATACCTACTATCGTTATGTATGTGCGTCTTATGTTCAAGGATATGGATGCAAATATCACGCAGTACATCGTGAAGATTTAGAAACTATCATAATTGATCAGGTTAAGGGATTGGCTTCTGCCTCTGTCAAAGAATTAGATATAAAAATATCTCCTAGATTATCGGCCATTGAAGAAATTCAGGATTTAAAGAATCAGCTCAGCAAAGTGGACAAAAGAATCCAGAAGCAAATCGAAGCTTATGAGAATGATTTGATCTCTGCCGATGATTTGAAAACTGCAAGTGAGCGAATAAGAAAGAATCGGGAAGAATTAAACGCCCGAATTAAAGAGCTTGAGTCCTCAACGCGTGAGGCTGCCAGCGTACAAGAAATAGCTGTTGAGTTTTTACCTGATATTTTAGGTGAAGACAGGCTGAAAGCAAAAAATGCTCTTCGCCTATTAATCGAAGAGGTTGTTGTTACTGATGGGGAATTTATTGATATTACTTGGAAGTGA